TTGTCATCTTATAATAAGCTGATATAAATATTTTCAATACAAAAATAAATAATTGTATCCGGATATTGATTTTATTAATAATAAAGCAAGTCAGGTATCGCATAAACCCTATGCAATGCTATGCAATGCTATGCAATGCTATGCAATGCTATGCATTGCAGTTATTATAACAAAAACCTAAGGTTTTTGTTATAATAAAAATTGATTTGGGTAAAGAAAAACTCTTTTTTTCTTTTCTTTCCAAATCAGAAGTTAGTTTTAGAATTGAAAATACTTGTATTTTCAATACAAAAATAAAAATTGATATAAAAACCTATTTACTAAGAATATTTAAATTATAATGACATCTCTTAGATTTTATGGACATGATTTACCCCAAGAAAAAGCATTTGTTAATTTTATATTTACCTCTCGTGATAAAGATATTTTAAATTGTTATTTACTAGATTATAATTTATCTGTTGTTATGCCACATCGATTTGCAACACTAAAAAGACGTATAAAAAGTTGGAATAAAATAACACCATTAAATAAACCTTTAATTGGTAAAGTAGAAGAAATTGGAAACGACGAATATTCAACGATAGTTATAAGTATAGCATACATAGATAAAGAAGACGAAAAATATAAAGAATTTGTTAAAGAACAGATTAATAAAAATGCATTATTAAGGTTTTTTACAAGATATAGTTTTGTTAATAAATTAGATCTTGTTAAACTATGGACAAATGTAATTCATCCTTTGGATATTGCAAGAGTTGAAACATCTGATTTATCATTATATGAATATATAAATCAAAATCTTGAATTAATTAATTATGACCAAGTATTGTATCAATATATTAAAGATTCATTAAATGAACATTATAATGAAACAAATAATAAAATTATTTCTGAATTAGGAATAGTGTCAATTGGCGGAGTCGAAAATACTAGAAAACTATTAAATGATACAATAAAAGAAATAAACTTGGAATTTGAAATTTTAGTTGATAGTGTTCCAAATTATAAATTAATATCAAATTCACCAACTATAAATAAAGAACATCATAATGATTTTATTAATAGTTTGAAAGAAAAAAGTCAATATATTAAACCTCCTATTTATGTTAAGGTTAGTTAGTATCACTATGATTCATTATTTTTTTTAAACCCATTGTTGTTTCAAGTGTATATTTAGATGAATTTAATGGTTTTGATCGTTTTAAAACAAGCTCGTTTTTTTTAGGAATATTACTAACTACTCTTGGTGTTTTTTCAATATGTGCAATTCTTGAAACCATTGGTGGTTTTATATACAAGTAATTATCCCGATTAGTAATAAAATTTTCCCGATATTCTTTAATATTAGTAGGACCTCCTGCATCTTTTAATATTTTCCATGAAGGAGCTGGTCTTATTATAATATGTTTATTATATGTGTTTTTATAATGAAAATGTAATAAAGCAGTTTTCTTTGATACATTTTCGTCATTTAAATTTATATTATAAGATAAAGCACAATTATAAGAACAAAAACAACCAATACAATGAAATTTATTATTAAAATAATGTTCAACTAATTCAACTTTGGGTGTAGTGAAATCATATCTACACCACCAACATTTCGCATTTTTTATATCTTCTACCTTAAATACTTGAGGAACTGAAGATGTTTCATATGATTTTAATTTTTCGGTTAAAATTTCTATTTTACTTGAAAGTTCTTTTATTTTTTTATCCTTATTAGAAATAGATAATTTTTTTTTAGGTGTTTCAGTTTTAATAAAGATATCATTATCGTCATCTTCATTTTCATTTTCATTATATTCTATTGGTAAATGGGCAATTATCGGTGTTTCCGTATTTACCACGACTGGTGTATATTGTATAATTTTTCCTTTTGGTTTTCTACCTCTGCGTTGTGGATTATCCATATATACATAAAAAAAACCCACACTCCTTTAAATTATCTATTATTTTCTACTTATTTAAAGAAGTTAAGTTATTTTCATTAAAGACTTTTTTTTCCTACCACGTCGTTTACTTTCACTTAAAGTTGTATCAGATACAATTCGATCATTATTTGCACTCGTTTCTTCCTGTGTATCTGTAACACTTTGTTGTTCTCTAGCATGTAATCTATTTAAGATTTCATTAACTGAATCTGGTGCTCTTATACTTGGAGCATTATTTATAATAGAAGTTTGTGAATTTGTATCAACCGGATAGTGTGCATTTTGATAACTTTCTACAGATTCAGCTGGGTTAACATTTACAGGTTGTTGCCGTTGTTGGTGCATTTCATTACTTTTAGGAACATATTGTGATGTTTGACGTTTTTCTCTTTGTTGTTCTTTGAATCTTCGTTCTCGTTCTTGTAAATCTTTACGTTGTTGTTCCAAATTGATTTCTTGTTGAGTCATAAAATTAGAGGATTGTTTTTTACCATTTATTAAATTAGAAATTAAGTCGGGATTTTTTTCTAAAACTTTATCTAATCCAGGTATATTTGATAAATGTGCTTTGGAAAAATGGAAAGCAGATGCAGATGCTAATACTAGTAAAAGTAATTTTAATTCAGGTGGCATTGTACTGCCTTTACCTTTATATTTTTCATAAAGTTCTTCTAATACATCATCATAACTATCTACTTCAACACTCATATGTTCTGACCAACCAGACAATTGGAAACTAAATGGGTCATATTTATCATTTATAAATTCTGTAACTGAACAAACATTTAATAAAATATTTTTATATAATTTAATCCCGTTTCGTTTATCAGCAAAACTTTTAAGAAGATCATATTCATATTCCATATCTTCCATTGTTGAATTGAAATCATATTCTTTAGAAAGTTTATAACCTTTTTGTTTTAATTCACATAATTTTCTTAATAATTCGATCTTTTTCATACGAATTTCTTGAGGGCTTAATTTAACTGGAGAATGTGTAACAGTTCTATCATATTCTGAACTATATCTATGTTCCGTTCTATCACCCCGGTTCTTGCTATTATGATTGCTAGTCTTTTTGGTAAAAGATGTATTCATATCAACAGTTTCATATTTAGGTTTAGATGAAACCGTTGTTTGTCTAGAACTCGAGCTATTAATACTACTTGTTGATTTGTCGCTGTCTTTCATATCACTTAAATTTAAGGATGATGATTTTTCTGATTCTTGTACAGTTTTATTTACATTAGCTAACATATTTAAATAATAATCGGTATCACTTTCTTTTTTCGGTTCTTCTTGTTTTATTTCATCACCAAATTTGTTTAAGTAGTTTATGTTTAGATCCGAACTCGTATCTGAATTCATATATTTATAATTAATATTCTTTTCTTTAATATTAAACGTATAAAATTTTTATCTCAAATATCATAATTATAAATGATACAATATACCAGTATCAATGATGCATGGGGTATTACGGATAAGAAAAAAGAATCATTCAGTTCATCAAAACAAGAAAATAAACATATAAAAAATTCGAATGATACAGAATCCTGTAATATAATAGAACATGTTTCTAAATGTCAAGAATGCAAGAACAAATTAAAAGAACTTTTTATTATCGAACATTATCAATCAACACATAGCGAATCAGAAGACAAAGAATCTAATGTTAATAAAACTCCCATTAACAAAGAACCAATATATGAAAGAATGTATAATACAACTATGAATAAAATTACTGAAAACCGCGAACTAACTATTTTTATTCTAATTACCCTAATTGTTATTATTCTAGTTTTATTAATTCATTCATATAGAAAACCTATCGAACTAAGTAATCAAAAAGGGTTCTATATTTTTCCTGAAGATTTAGCTAAAATTCGTTCATTAATAGAATTAAAGACAATACAATAGCATAATCATAACTTCTAACATATCCCATTACCCCTGCTTGCCATATATTCTTATGTCTTATTTGGTTTCCATGATACCATAATAATGGTATCACTTAACATAACTGTTTTAAATCCGTTGTGATGTAATTTATGTATAACATATTTTTTGCAATCTTTTAAACAATATAATGGTAAATTTAAAATAAATTCGGGTATTTCGTACCAACATTCATACAAATTAACGTTGCTGGACTGTGTTATTTTCTTTTCAATTCTTTTATATATTTTATTAAAAACTTTATTTTTGTGTTTCGATTTTTCATCCTGTTCTTTAATCAAATCTGATGCTTTAACCATATGTGTTAACATACGTTTTAATTTGCATTCAAACTTTAGTTAAAACAATTGAGACAAACAACACAAGTATTGTATCGCATTGTTAACAGCTATTGTCACATATAAATATAAAATATAGATATATAAAATATAAATACATTCATATTTTAATGTTATACGATACATTATGTTTAAGTGGTGGTGGTATTAACGGATTTTCTATAATTGGTGGATTAAAATATTTATCAGATAAAAATATACTTGTATTAGAAAAAATAAAAAAATTTATTGGTACTTCGGCTGGTTCTATTATTTGTTTATTTATAGTTATTGGATATGACTGTGATACTATTATTAAAATACTTTATCAATTAGATTTAGATAAAATTAAATTTGATTTCAATTTAGATTATTTACTAGAAAATTATGGACTCGATAATGGCGCCAAGATAATAACAATTATTCAAACATTAATTTATAATAAATTAAAGTTATATGATATTACATTTAATGAATTATATAAGCGGACGAATAAAACTTTAAAAATAATAGTAGTAAATTATACTACACGGGAAGAAAAAGTACTATCTCATTTAACTACTCCCGAAATGTCTATAATTTTGGCAATTAGAATGTCAATATCTGTTCCATTCGTTTTTACACCTGTTAAATATAAAAATAATTTATATATAGATGGTGGTATGAGTAATAATTTTGGCTTGGAATATTGTGAACTAGATAAAACAATAGGTATATGCTTGGAATTTTATACACAAAACAACACTCCTGATGGAATTACTAATATATTAGACTATTTTTTTGGAATATTATGTATTTTTATGAAAAATACGACTATTAAGAAATTTGATCATGATAATATTATTGTTTTAAATTCTGTATGGGAAATAAATAAATATAATGCAGACAAAGATTATAAATTATATTTATTTAAACATGGTTACCATAAAACAAAAGAATATTGTATAAATAATATTAACTTTATTGCTACCAAAATAGTTAATAATATTATGAGTGGTGTATTTAATGAACTTAAAAATCCAAATTACCCAGATTACACTTGTTAGCATTATTAGCTATATCATCTGTTAAATTATTATATTCGTTTATTTCATAATTAATATCGGAACTTTTCGGATTTTTCATAACAGGTTGAAGAGTAAATGCTCTGTTTAAACTAGTAAATGATGAAGTTTGCACGGTATCTTCTACATATAATTTATTAAAATTTTTTAATTCAACATAAGATATATTATTTCTACTCTTTTCATACGGTACAATATTGGCATTATCATATTTAATAATTTTATCAGAATATGAGCCATCTTGTTTACGTTCTATAAATCTATTATTAAATTCATCCATATCATTGAAATCTTCTCGAGTAACTGCTTTCATTTCTCTTCGCTGACTATCTTTTTCTTTATATCTTACAGTAATATTCCTAGTATCTTCATTAACCATACCATGTCTTTTTAATAAACAATCTGAATCATTCTTAAACTTTACCTGAGCTTCTCGGCTAGATTTAGGAAAGTATTGTTTAATGTCATCACTTTTAAAATTTTTTTTTAAATCATCGTGAGACTTGTTACTTTTTAATAACCAATTATCATATCTATTTTTAGATTGTTCATTAGATAAAATATGATTTGCCATAGTAATATTATAATATATATTTTCTTCTAGTTTCGAAATCTTATCTGGATGAAACTTTTTAACAATACTTCTAAAAGCAGTTTTAACGGTTTTTATCGGAGCACCTATTTCAATACCAAGTAATTCATATAAATTATATTCTAGATCCTTAAACTCAATCTTTTCCATTAATTAAATATACATTTTAATCTTTAAATTTTTTATATGGATAATAAATCTAATATTTATTATATGACAAATAATAATCATGAAAAAATTAAAGCATCATTAGTAATAGCATCATATCTTGATACACTTGGATTTAAAAATGGACAATGGGAATTTAATTTTAATACATCTATCAATAATTTGAAACATGCCAATCTTATTCAAAATGAAATAGTGCATCATTTTTTCGCTTTAGGAGGTTATCAAATAAATATTAGTAAATGGTATGCAAGCGATGATACAATATTAATGATTGCTACTAAAAAAGCTTGTGAAAAAGGAGGAGAATTAAATGATTTTATAGATGAATATATCAAAGCATTACCAGAATTAGAAAAGAATAAACGAGCTTCAGGTTATACTACTCTCAAATCTCTAAGAATATTATCAAAATCTGATGATATTAATAAAATAACTTATTCTAAAACAATGGGTGGTAATGGTGCGGCAATGCGAACTAGTTATATTGGTTTAAAATATTATAAGGAAGAGGAAGTAGACATTTTAATCGAAAAATCTATACAATCTAGTAGGTTAACACATAATTACCCACTTGGATTTTTGGGTGGATTAGTAACTGCGTTATTTACATCATACGCTATGAGAAATATTTATCCATGGAAATGGAATAAATTATTAATAAAATTATATGAAAGTGGCAAGATTGACAAGTTTATGAAAACAACTAATATCTATTCAAAATACTTGAAAGATAAAGATGAATTTTGGTCTTTGTGGTACAAGTATAGAGAATATCGTTTAGCAAAATTAGAATTAAAACCACGTGAATTTACATTTAGTGCTGATAGATTAAATGATTTACTAGATTATACTCCAGGTGTACAATTAAGACACGATAAAGGTGATTTTAGTAAATTTGGTTCGACAGGAGTTGGAGCTACTATAATTGCATATGACGCACTATTAATGTCGATTTCATCTGATAGTCGAATATTATCATTAGATGAACCTGAAAAAATAAAATATAATTGGGAAAGTTTACTATATTTTTCCACATTACATTTTGGAGATAATGATTCTACTGGAACTATTGCTGGGGCATGGTATGGTGCTTTGAGAGGATTTGAAAGTTTTAATAAACAAAATATAGAACAACTAGAATTTAAACATGAACTATAATTGATTATAAATATTATCCAAAAGAATTTGTTCTAATTCTTGGTCTGATTTATCATCTGGTACATTCCCTTCTGGTAAACCAATAAATAATTGTTGATTATAATTATTTGTAATAGTTGGAACATATTCAATATTTGCTCTAATGAATTCGTCATCTGCTTCACCAGACCAATAATAGTTAATAGATACATTGGGATATTTAGTATGAAAATTATTACTAATTAAATCATACATTGAACTACCTATGCGAGAATGAGGACAATGATTCCCACCATAGTAATTAAGAACCTTTGATTCTTTATTTTGTAATGTTTCTTTTAGACCATGATTGTATATAATATATGCTATCCCTCCTATTATTAAAACAAACAATAATAATATTTTTCCCGATATACCAAATATTGTAATATTTGTTAAATCCATATATATATGTGTTTAGAAAATATTAATAATGTTAAATTATTTAGTAAACTAATTAAACACAATTAATCTAACTAATAATAATAATGGGATTAGGATTATTATTATTAGCATCATATGGTAAAGAAAACGTAATTGTATCACAAAATCCAGAAATTACTTATTTTAAAAAAGTATATAAAAAACATACTCATTTTTCTTTTGAGGTGCTACCACAATATTTTAAATCTACCGCTAATTTTGGAAGACGTGTCACACTTAATATTTCAAAAACCGCTGACTTGATTAATAATATTACTTTATTTATTGAATTACCAGAAATACATATGTCTAAACATTCTAGTTTACCAGATGATATTAAACAATTCGCATGGGTTAAGAAAATTGGATTAGCTATTATTAAATATATTGATATTGAAATAGGAGGTGTTTTAATTAATAGACACTATAATGATTGGCTTAATATATTTCATGAGTTATATTATCATAATGGTATTAATGATATTATTGGTAAAGAAATTAAAGTTATAACTGATTATACTAATGGTAAAAAAAGTTATAAACTATATATACCTCTTAAATTCTTTTTTAATTTAGAAGATAGTTTATCTTTACCTATTGTCGCCTTGAGTAAACAAGATGTCAAATTACATTTAGAATTTAATGACTTTAGTTATTGTCATAATGAAACTCCCACACATTATTTTGAAGTTGATTCAACTATATGTTTATTCAATAAAAATGAATATATTAGACAAAAGGTAGATGGGATTAAAGCTGTTGGTCAATTTGTTTATTTTGATATTAATACTAAAAGAGTTTATTATAATAAAGTTCAAAATGATTTTATAATGGCTACCCTTGATAATTCGAAATATGATATAATTGGAGATGATTCATTATATTCAGCACATCCTAAAAATAATACGCTTTTTATAAAGGATGAAAGTTATTTTTATACAAATTATCCTGTATTAAAGGATTCTTATCTTTTAGTAAATTATGTTTATTTAGATAGTAATGAACGTTGGTTTTTTATGAATAATAAGATGTCTTATATAGTTCCACTAATTCAAAATGTAATTGATAAAGATATTGCAAGTATTAATAATAATTATAAATTACATCTAAGTAATCCTCATAAAATACTTTTATGGAGAGCTCAATTGGTATCAAATAAAGAAATAAATGATCATTTTAATTATACTTCTTTACCTCTTACAACAAGTAATGAACCATTAATTACAAGCAATAAATTAATAATTAATTCAATAGCGAGAACTGAAATAAGTAACTTTCAATACTATACTTATTTACAAAATTATTTGAATAAATTTACTAGTAGTGTGGGAATATATCAATATTCTTTTGGGCTTAATACGAATGAAAATAAAGCAAATGGTACATTAAATTTTAGTAAAATGGATGATAGTTATATCCAACTTAATTTAAATAAAATAGTTAATTATCAAACTTTAATCAATATTAAAGCATATGGTATATATTATAATATTTTTGTTATTAAAGATGGAACTAGTTCGATGAAATTTCATATATAAAACAGATTATAGCACAGTATTATGAAATAATTTTAGCTTTATTGTTCTTAAATTCAATTACTCGATACTCTTTAGTATATATTTTTAATGTGGTATTATTTGTAGTTCGGTTTAGTTTAGTATATATTTGTATATCATCAATAGGCTTAAAGTTCAAATGACCATTGGGTTGTGTATCTAAAGAATTATAATTAAATGAATACATATAATATCCATCTAACAACTGATATCCTTTAATGTTCGGTAATAGATTATTAAAGTATTTAGCACTTTGTGTTGATAATAAATCAACCCCATTCATTCTTATATTAATTGTATCAATTATATCAGTATCTGATACGATTACTTTATTACGATAAATCTTTTCAAAGTAAAGAGTTATTAAACTAATCTTTTGTGAGAATTTATTAGTCCAATTATTCAAATCTTCATTTATATATTTCAAGTATTTTTCATCTAAATAAATAATAAAATTAATATCATATTTTGCTAATATTGAATTACTGTTAATTAAAGCTACTCTATTTGATATACTACTTTTTTCATAATCTGCTAAAATAAATATATGATAATCTGGTATTTGATCTGTTTGATTTGTATCTTTAAGAGTTGTATAAATACTATAATTAGTATAATATTCCTCGTACCATAAATCTCTTATAGTTGTTGAACTAGCAGTTGAATTAGCTTCTTGTATTACCAAAAACAAATCTTTTATCATGTGATATAGATTAATATGGTTACTCTCTATTAAATTATTTAATAAATAACTAGAGTAGTTATAAGATACCTGAGCAAGATATAACGTATTCTGGCGAACTATAGCTAGTTGTTCACGTGATAAAGTGATTGTTGTATAGAATAAATCAATAATGGGTTTCACTATTTTAGTTAAAGTGCCACTATTAGTCATTAATTGAGATAATTTACTTGTATTAAATTTAATCTTGATATTAGAATTTTTCATAGAACAGATTGGTAAATATTTAGAATATTGTTGTGTAAAGAAAAACTTTAATGGTAAATAAAAATATATATCTTGGGATGCAATATTCTTTTTTAATTCAATTAATTTATCAAATAATTCTTTACTATAAATTGTTTCATTAAATGAATTTATAATTTTATACGTATGATGGTCAAGTTTTTCAATAATATTATCGTCAATAATCACTTGGATTGATTTAAATAATAATAATTGCATGTCTGTTACCCATTGTGGGTCAGAAGTTGTTGTCAAAGTAGTTTCAACTGTTTCGGTTACATCTTCCACTTTATTAAAACCAACATTATCATATGAATTGTTAACTAAATTAATATTTGTATACTTGAATTTTAATATAACATGAGTACTAGTAATATTTGTATCAAAAGTATAATTATCTAAACTATCACCTTCTGCTAATACACTTATTGTTTTAGCATCGGAATTAATATCTTGAACAAAAGTAGCTGTATTATAAAGTAAATTACTCTCGCTTAAACTAACTGTTTTGGTAAAAGTAAAGTCAATTGTATAAAAAGCAATTGGACTGCTTATATCTAATGCATTGTCAAGAGTAACTTTAATTGTATAATCATAATTTGTAGAATTCTGAACTTTGGATATTAATACAATAGTCGATTTTAATAATTTATTGTTATAAAACAAATAAATATAATCATTAAAGTTAATTGTTGTAGTTGTACTTTCTGAAAAAGAAAAATCATATTCATGTTTTGTTACAAATTCATCTAAATTTTTATCTAATATTTTAATTTGTGGAATAAAGATCGTGCCTTTATTTAGATTGGTTATATCATTTATAGTGGATATTTGATATAATGAATTATATGTTTCTTTATTAACTTCAAAACTTGCTAATTTTTCTTGTAAAACTAGAGTATCATTATCGTAAATAAAATAACTGTCTAATTCAATCTCCATATTATCCCCATCAATATCCAAACTTTTTATATCAAGTGGGTTCTCTAAATCATTATTAACTACTAAACTATAATTATATTTATAACTTTGAATAAATTTTTCTCCATTATAAGAATATGATGGTCTATCTACTTGAATAATAGTTGTCGATTTATTAACAGCACTTGTTAACAGATAATTATTTGTTTTGATATTCTGATATACGACAAAGGACTCTATATCTGTAATTAAAAAAGAATTTGTTGGGGATACACCTATGCTATTTTCATTATATATTATAGTAATTGTAATTACATCATTAGAACTATCGATACTAAAATCTTGGAATTTATATATACAATCAGGGTTACATATATTTTTTAGCTTCAAATCCAAAGTATACGAATATATAATTGCTGTATTAGATATAGTTTCCATCACAAAATTTGTTGGAGCTGTTATTGTAAAAGTCAATTTGGCATTTATAGGCGGTATTATTTCTTGATAGGTTAATATATTACTAGTAACATCATATGCTTTATTAATTAATATATTATCTGTATTTAGTGTATCGGTTGAAATAAACGTAGAATTATTTGTATAAAACTTTATTAAACTAGTATCAATACTATAAATTTCTGTTGAATATGTTGGCGATGAATAAGACCCAATTATGACTGATGTTATACTTTTGTCATCTGAACTTAATCCAATAACATTTTTTAAATTATATAGATATTTGTTTTGTTTATTAATCGTATTAACTCGATAATCAATGGATTCTTTGAGGCGATAAATATGTGTAAATGGAGATGTTGTTACTAGTGATATATTACCAGTAAATTTAATACCTAATTTAGTACTTGATAAATAATTAACTTTTGTTATAGTTATATTGTCATGAGTGAAACTAATTGGTAAATTATCATCAGCTTGGATATAATAATTATATTCTTCAATTGGTCTATTTAATACTATGTCAGCTGAATAATCAGTTAATGTTGTTATTGGACTTGCAACACTGATATCAATTTGGTTAAACTTGAATATAGTATAAACTTTATTCAAATGATGATATACATCTTTTACATCAGTGCCATTATTAATATCTTGATTAATATAATAATATTCCCCGACAGTATTATATTCTAAAACATATAGATTATCACCCATTTGTATATATACTATGTCAACCACACCATCAATAAAATAAAAGTCAGTTATTGGTTGTGATAATACTAAAATAGTTATATTATAACTAGTTACTTGATATTTTGCTATTCCACATGATTGAACTATTTTAATATAATCACTTTTATTAATATCTATTAATTGACCTGATAATTGTAATTTTTTAGTAGTATTGTCATATGATAATATATTTATCTTATTCTCATTATAATATACAGTTAGATTAGTATTAGAATATTGATATCGGTTTTTCAGATTCATTTTATTTTTTAATACTATTTCATAAATTTCACCATAATTTTTATAATCTATCACAGTATATTTTTCTTTTGCAATGACAGATATATTTTCAGCATTTTTAATAATTTCATCAGAATAAAATTTTAGACTATCAGTGGAAGAATATGGGTCATTTATATTAGGATCAATCGTTCTGTATTTTTTATCAAGAAAATCTATTTGATATGAAATAGTAGAAGAATCATCATCACCAATTAATGGATATAATTGGGTACCTTTGACATCTAAAGTGTAATGATAAAGATCATGAGAATCTAATTTATTTATAATGTTTCTATCTTTTTCTAAAAAAAGTGTTGGTGATGCTTGAAATGTATCCATTAAATAATATTTATCTTTGGTTGTATCATCAATAAATGGAGACTTTTGAATTTTAGATAAACTAAATAAACCATAATATTTATCATTGAATAAATTATCAAAATATTTACCGGAATAATTTAAATTAGTGTCCAAGTTCAATATATATTCTAATTTTTCGGAGAATCGATTATTTAAACGATTTAATCCATTTTTATAATCATTTATTATATCGTTTTTCCATACTTTATTAATAAAAAATTTGATTGGGCTTGTATATAAATAATTTAAATCATCAATATTATTTTTTATATTATTTGACATTATATTAATATACTAGTTAAATATATTTTTATTTAACTAGTTTATTAAAGTCTAATAGCTTGTTAAGAACTACATCTTTCTAGAATCAGGTAGAATAACTTATATTAATACTATTGTCACCTGATGTATTATATAAATCATTATAATTAATTAGTTCTGATGATATTGATGGAGGATTGGAATCAGGATTGGAATCAGGATTGGAATCAGGATTGCTATTATGTGTAGTATATTCGTCTGGCATATAAAAAGTAATATTAGGAAATTCTTCAAAAGTGTGAGGATGATCGTTAGAGAATGACGTTAATGATAATGGATAATAGTAACCAGTTGTCCCACTTGTCGACCCTAAATTAGATGTTCCATATAGATAATAAATATAGTAACTTATATTTTTAATTTTATTATAATTAATTAATCCAGATATAGTTGGTGGAGGTAAACTAACTGCTGTATTGTTCGCCGTATCTGGTAAATAAAATATCGTATTGGGAAATTCTTTAAATGTATATTGGCTATCATTTTCATATGTATTCAATGATAATGGATAATAAAATCCAGATTTACCTTTAGCAGTTCCATTATCTGGAGTACCATATAAATAAAAAGTGTAATATTCTCCCATACTTGGTTCTAATTGTGATTTATATTGATATAATTCTTTTAAAAATACTACTATATTATCAATCATATTTCCATAAAAAGTAGCTATTACTTTTGATGTTACATTAACTATTTCACTGTTAATTATACTATGGTCTCTTTCTACTACAAAAAATGTACTTCCTAAATAATATCCTAATGTACTATCTGTTAGATTAGTAGTATAATAATTTACAGTAAAATCACTAGTTAAATGATATTTTCTAGTATATCTTGTTCCGTCATAATCAAACAAGTAATCACTTTTAGATGACAATGATGAACCAATTTCATTAATTTCTAAAACATCATAATTGTTAGTCATAATACAGCCTTTATAAAAAGTCCATTGATTATATCCATTAGTTGTATCATAGTTTTCTACTAAATTCAAAATAACTGAATCAATATTATTCCAAAAATAGTCTTGTTGAGTCAAATAAAACAACTGTTGATAAATGTAATTTTCTATTTCACGTAATTCGATAAATTTATTATATTCTTCTTCTGGATTATTCTCATTAGTTATGTAGAAAGAATCTAGTAATGCCTGTATCATATCTACTTCATTTTGGGTAAATCTTGATTCTATTATCTTATCGGGTTCTTCGTTCGTGTCAAATGTTACAGCACTTTTATATTTTATTTGTCTATTAATATAAACTATACCATCTTTGATAATATTAGTAAACTTGTTATTATGGTGCAATGTAACTAAACTCCATTCTTCCCATGGTTTTTTATTATTTAAAATTAAAGATAAATCTATTCCTTTGTCTTTAAGCAGTTCTATCATTGTTCTACTTGATGGATTAACTTCGGATTTTTCAATATAATTTGTACTATTATTGGTAATATCGTGATAAAGTTCATACTCAGATAAATTACTCGTTATGTTATATATGTCATGAGTTATTTCAATTGTATATTTGTCATCACTATCTATTAAATTGATACTTGTTATTTTATTTGTTTTGTTAACATAATAATTATCATCTAATGATCCAAAGTTAACAATAGTAGCTTTATTATTACCTGTTTCTGCTAATGGTTGATTTGTTTTAAACGACAGATGATATTCTTCGTTATTGTAATCTATATTTAGTAATGACTGATTTTTATATTTGTTGGCGAAATGATTACCTTTTATCAAATCAATAAAGTATGTATCATCGATATTATTATATTCGTCCATTAATGTAGTATCGGTAAAAGTTATTTTATTAATATAATTTGTCTGTTTGAAAAACAAATGAGTAAATCTTGATTCAATATATCTATCTGAATATAAATAATATTGTCCATTTTCTTCCTTGACAGTGTTTGTATTAACAACTATCGAACTATAGTATACATCTTTATTTTTTAGATAATTGTATTTTGTTTCATTTATATCTAATGGATATTTCCAATTATTCTGTGATTTAACTGGTATACCCTTAACTTTAACTTTAATATATATATAATACTCCAATGTTTCTTTTATTTTATTATTTATTTCTTTGTTGTAAATATATTCAGGATTCAATATTTGAATACATTTATTTTCTGTTATTCGAATAGGAATAGTACGATTCAAATAGAAAGTAGATTCTTCTAAACTCTTAAATACGTTATTACTAACGATATTCGGTATGTTGTAATTTACTAATAAAATATCAACATAATGAAGATATCTTGTACCGTTATAGTTTTCTTCAATAAGTACACTTGTTTTGGTTCCATCAATTTTCTGTGTTGTATATGGAATAAACTGTGAACTATTATATTTAGGTAAGAATGTTGAATCTTCTATTTTAAAGTATAAATTATCAGTGTCAGTAAAAGACAAAGGAATATAATTATCAATATAAAAATTCTTGTAAATATCATCTCGCCAAACCGAACTATTTATTAAATTAATAAATACTGTTGAATCAATTTTAATATTATTATTTTCTTCATATAATAAAGCTTGTTCAATATTATAATTAAAGTCATTAATAAATGAAACTAATTTACGTTCTACTGCTTCATTAAAATAAGATTGAAAAACAACATTAAGATCGAATTTACCTAAAGTTATATTTGGATAAGTAAAGAAATAATTATTAGATAATTTGTATCTATTGGACAAAACAGAATTATTGTTAACATTGCCTGCTGATATAATAATATTATATTTATTATTTGAATTATATTTTATTGGTAGAGTCGTTAGTGTTTTATTAATATATAACTTTGTTTCGGTAACATATACTATATTCATTACATTATCATTTACTAAAATTTGTTGGTAATAACAATGTTGAATACTAGTAAAATCGAAACTATGTGCTGTATCATTAGTAAAATAAATATTACCATCATTGTCATAATTTATATCTAATGATAATTTTAATGGAATACGATTATTTACTGATGTATCATTATCAACAATGTAACTATTTGAAAAATCACTTGATAAATTAAAGTTTGTAATATCTAGAACACGATAAGTTCCGTCAGCTATTGATGTACTAATATATGAATCAACAACTCGATATAAGGAAACTATCGGAGTTGAGCTACTGTTATCGATTGTTTCTATCCATCCATTAAAATTAGATGAACCAATATAATTATCTTGAATGTTGATATCATTATATTTGAATGTTTGAATAGGTAAATATACTCGAAGTGAAGTCCCTGAAGTAATACCACTATAGATTGTTCCGTTTATGAAAAATATTTGATTATTATCGATATAATTAATAATTAATTGATAAGTAACACTATTATCATTACATTTGTAATATAACATCATACCGGCTTCTAAATCAATTTGACTTGGATCATAATAAAAGGATGCTATATTATTTTCCTTATGATATAGTAAATTAAAATAAGAACCAACAATATTAGTATATACTAAATTAGATATAGCATTGTCGGTATATATTTTTAATTCATTATTATCAATATAGTAATCCCCATAAATTAAATCACGATCTTTGACATGGAACAAATTATCTATTTTATAATTTTTTAGCAAGTAGTTTCTATCAAGATAATTATTTAATTTCCCAAGTGAATAATATCCATCTATTATGTTAGGTAATACATGACCACTAGACATTAAATAGGCTACATATGCGCCATGATAATTAGAATAATATAATATTCTCATTGCATTATCCCATATCTTAATAACTTGATTACGTTCAAATTGACCAAAATTACAATATATATATACTGTGTTAATATCTACAATACAATTTAATGTTGTTTTAATAAAAATTGGTTCATAATTATATACAAATACATCCGCTTTTGCAATAGTTACATCAAAAGGATAATTTACATTGTATTTTTCAATAATATTATATATTAATTCGACGGCAGATGTTGATGCATCTACATCTTTTCGTTCATTAAAAAATACGAAATTGTCCAAAGAAAAAATATAGTATTGGTAATTTTTTAAAAGTTCGGTATTTTCTAGAATTTTTTTGAAATTCATTTGAAAAGAATCAAGATAATCCCATGTTTTTAAAGGAGCTTTAATGATTTTACTTGTATTAGATTTTATATAAAAGTTATCATTATTATCTATAATTTCATCAAAAGTTAATGGTTCATTTCCATATAATAGAAAATCTGTTACAATATTATCTTCTAATGATTTCGATGAAATGATAATATCTGAATCTGCAATATCAGTACTAAAATATTTTGAATCAACAAAATAAAAGTCATCATTTATATCATTTTCAATACTTATTTGTGTTTTGCTATCAATTGTTAAATATAATGGTTCGGTTATTCTAACACTTGTTTTATCAGTAGTAGCGATTAAATTAATATCAGGATAAATATCAGATATAACAAGCCATAATATTACCTTTCCTTTGAAGATAGTTCCACTATATAAATCTAAGATTATTTTATGTGCATTTAATGCATTTAAACTTGTTGTAGATGCAAATTTATCAGTATTTTTAACATTAACTGACCAATTTAAATTACTATTTTGTGTTATAATGACATTATCATTATTTGTAATCAAGTTTATTACATCACTAGAATATGACGAATCAAAAATAACTTTTGTTAAAAATAGTTCACTTGAACCTGCACTAGTTGTAGGAATAATAAAAAAATTGTCAGTTTCATCAGTTTCAATATTATTTTTAAGAGTATATGTATAGAAATTTGATTCATTTGTAATAGTTAACGGACGTGTAATCAAAGTATTATTTTTATTAATAACAATATCAGTATTAATATATATTTCCTGTTCTAATACTAGAGTTGTAGTCAAGTCGATACTATTTGTGATTATTGATGATATGATACCAATATTATTACCTTGATCAATTAATACACTACTTTTTGCAAGTCGAGTTATATCATCTGATATAGTAGTAATAGAAGTATATTGAGTTAATCCGAAACTAATATCAGGTGCTTCTGTTTGAACAGTATTTATGTCATCGTTTGGCATGTAAAAAGTTTGTGAATATTCACTAAAAGTAAAAGCAGTAGCATTTGTTGATGAAGTTACGGATAATGGATAATAATAACCAAGTTTACTGTTATTTGTTCCATATACATAATATTTATACAGTTTAGGAGTTGTTGTGTCAAAATATTTATGCAAAAACGTTAATTCTGAGAAATCTTGGGAAATTAAATATTGGTTTTTGTATGGATTAAAAGTCATACTTGATACATTTTCTAAATTGAGTTTATTGTAATATAAATCTAAATGGACACGTTTAGTTGGTTGTTGAATAGATGGACAATAATATAATAGATAATTACCATCAGATATTGTTTGACCCATAATATCTTTTATTTGAAATTCATTATCATTTATAGATAACCAATACTCTTTATTTTCTAACCAATTTAAATCATTTAATGGATTGAAACGTGTTATGCTAAGTTTATCTATTAATAATGGTGGTTGTAATTTTGTTGTAACAGAATATACATTCAAACTTCTCGTAGTAAATGTAGTAGTATCTATGAAATTAAATAATACGTAATCATCTAAAAATTTAATATAATCAGAATAATTTTGGAAAATGGTATTATCAGATGTATCTAAAAAGATAAAGTTTCCATAATACCATGAAAATTTACAATAAGCATTAAAACTAGATATATCTACGACCTCATAATTGGAAATAACTACACTGTTATAATATATTATTTTCGAGTTTAATATTAGCACATTTAATATATCTTCATCACTGTAACTAGTTTCATTATAGAAAATTTCTAATTTATTTCGTAAAATAATTTGTTTATTAGTATATAGAATTAATAATCCTGAAACATATTTCATACAACCTATAATATCATTGATTTGAACCAGATAATTAACATCTTCATTTAAATAGTACTCTAAATTAGTTGTCTCCAAACACATATAGTAGATTTTATCTGTTAATTTGGTAATTTCATCTACTTTTTCTTCAAATGTCATAGTTTCGATAGACTGACAGTTATATTGTATTCCATTAAATCTACTTTCATTCCATGATGTTATATTACCACTTATCATCTCCTTTACTTTGAGCAGATGTCCATTAACTATCAAATTATCCGGAACTGTATAACTTTCATTTTGAAGAGCTATTTTATTATCTTTTACTTCTATCGCACCTAATAAATTATATGCTGTTGTATCTAATTTATGATTATTATTATTAGTAATTGTCTCGACATACATATTTTTATTTTCGTATTTGGGAAATAAACTTGTATTTAAATTGAGCGAATCATCTGTTCCAACTGATGAAACATCTACTTTTCTATTTTTGTAATAAACATGAGTATAGATATCATCAGAATTGCTATTAATATATTGGGTATAATTACTTTTGTTATTTAATGTAACTTGAGCTGTATTTACTTTATGAGTCAATTTGATATAATTGTTATCTAAATCATCTTGTGTAATAATTTCTTGTTTGAAATTACAGTTATTAAATATATTATTAGCTACTAAATTATTATCAATATAGTCAAACTGTTTTTGAGCAAATAGTGAGAAATTATATAAAAAGTCATTTACGGTTTTACTTGTTCTTGTATTAGTATTCAAAGATAACCAAGGTGTTCTAAATATTTTCCCAGTATAATTAAATTTCTTATTTAATGCATAAAATACATATTTATCAAACTTGTAGGTATGTTTATTAATAGTTGTGAAATTATCATATAATCCAGGAGACATAACACTATATCCATCATATTCTAATAAATCGTATTTATTAAATGGTAATTTATATTTTGAATAATTAGATATAGTATTAAATTCATTTAAATAAACAGCTGTTTCATATAATTTACTTATTGATGCGCCATATATATCAGTATTTTCAATGTTATCTAAAATTGTGATTGAAGTATTAATATATGCTTGATATGAATCTTCGATTATTTTTATAATCTTACCATTAAAAGTCGTTGAACTCATAGTAGCATCTAGTTCATTTAATATCGTATCTTTGATAGTTGCCATTTGACTATAATTTTTTATATTCACTTTATCAAAATAAGAACTATAAAGACGATCACCATAATTAGCATTATTATCACGAATTATTTGATTACTATTTATAGATGTTATATTGGATACTTTGATATTATTTAAAAATGTTTCATGACTAGTATATTTAGTACTAGTAGTTGGATTTGGTATATTGGCAAATAAGAATATAGGAATAGTATCTGTTGAATTTAATTTTAATAAAATTGGTTTTTGAATAAAATAATCCATGATACTAATTTGATTTATACTATTTAGATTCAATGTAGTAAAGGTGATCATATTTGGTAAATATTTATTCTGGAAAATTTTAATTTCTATTGAACCATTACCTAATGAATCTACATAATCACTGTTATCAGCATCTAAAACTAATAATTTGATATGTTCAGCTATTTTAACACTATTATCGGTGTTTAATACGGCTGGTACATTAGATACAAATCTAATAGGTTTATTACTTGTGGTATTAAATGTATTACTTGTAATTAATAAAGTACTATCATAAACATTTGATGATAATGCAAGTTTTATATAAGGGAAAGTATCTTTAATGTTTCCAACACAATCACTATCTGTAATGGTTATTGTTTTTGATGGTAGATTAATTACGTCTAATGTAATAGCATCGTATGATAAATAATTTAAGAGTAAATTTTCTAATAGAGGATTTCCTGTAAAATTATAATAACCATTATCATCTTGGATTAATTGAACTTGATAATATATGCTACCTTCGCCAATTGTTAATATAATATACATTGATGTATTTGTATCGATTGTTTTGCTTATTTGAATACTTGTAGAAGTAATAAATTTATTAATTTTTTTAGTTTTATCAAGTAGAATCACACGTGTAAAATCATTTTCTTCTCCTATAACTGCGGTTGAGGTGTCAACTAAATCAACTAAAGGAACTTGTATTTTTGTAGATTCTTTCAAAGTAAAAGTACCAATTATGCTTTCCGCGATATAATCACTATCCGTTGTTAAAATAAGAGAAGTACTATCTAATGTATATTTGCTAATTTCATATACTTGGTCGTTTATTTCTATTGTGAATTTTGTTAACGTTCCATGATAATTATAATAATAAAACAATTCTTTATTAATTATGATGTTTTTTTCCTTTACCGTATAATCAGATGATAAAATGGTATATTTTACTTCTTGTCTTAATTCATGAAAGTATTCCGTATGGTCAAGTTTAATTATACCGGCATTACTTTCATCTGATGTAAATTTACTTATATCATAATGTTGTAACTCGAAAGATTTCAAATTTGCTAATTTAATATTATTAAAATTAACATGTCCAATAAATGATGTCATTTCAAATAATTCTAATAAATAATTACGTAGAGTTTCTTTGGAAAAATATTCTCTCATATCTAAATTTATATAAAATAATAATCCGACAAAAGCTGTTATATTAGTTGATTTCAATTGGGATATTCTAATAAATCTCATATAAAAATAATTTACTATCTTATTATGAAACCACGTAATAAACTGTTCATCAGCAAAATATTTCTTTTGTATATTTTTGATAAAATTAATTAGACTTAGTAAATAGATATTAAATATATCTTGGGGATATTTATTAATTTGACTTATTGAACTATAACTAGCTTTAATTAGTTCTTTTTCTTGATGAAAAGTATTTATATCTGTATAAACAGTTTCTGTGGCACTAGTTGTAAATTTATTGTTATATGTTCTTAATTCAATCCATAAATTAGTAATATTATTTTTTTCATTAGGAAAGGCATCCATAATATTTTTGATGGTAGTTTCTTGTAAAAAGTATAATACTTTGAAACTATTAAATAATAATGATTCCATCTGAACATTACCTTCAAGATTATCGAGATTTATTTTAATATTATTTATCCATTCATTATTTAGATTATAATCTGTGTTAATTATTCCAGTATTTACATCATTAGATGTTCGATTAGGATCTTCGATTATTAAAACAAGATTGTCAGATGTATAACTTGTATCTGGATTACTAATAGTTAATGTATGAACATCATTTGGTGATACATAATAAGTAACTAATTTTCCGTCAATTGTTGTGATAGTCATTAATGTATTTACAGCTGTTTTATTTATGTCTATGGTATATCTAGGATAATATGCACTTATTTTATTATCTGGTGGATTATCAATTACATTACCTTCATTATCAACAGCAATAATATTATCATTAGTTAAAATTAACTCATATGGAACATCTAATACTACTGTGTCAAATTTCTTGTAAAAGGTAAATGGTTTATTTATAGGCGTATGAAGATTCAAAATAAAATATTGTAATAATAAAGAATTTTTAACTATGGCATCTTTAATAAATATACTCTCTTCAGATAGAAAAATATTATTCAGATAGTAATTATAAGCTCGTATAGAATCCAATTTCAAGTTATTGTATGTGTAAATATTATTCTTGTAATAATCATAATAAAAATGGATTTCATTACTAGATAATTTATGATATTTATCTAAATCATCAAAACTATTATTAGTTTGATAATTGAAAAACAATCTATCTTTAACCATATCTGTTAAATAACTATCATATGAATTTGGTAAAAGTAAATTTTTACTTTGTTGTTGTGTTGCATTATTAGTTAATGTATTAATATAGTATTGGTCAACTATATTGCCGAATTTTAATAATAATGGAATAACTTCATTAATAAATTCTAAATCGGTAAAACTTAGAAAATATATACTTTCGGTATCATCAATATTACTTTGTAATTGAGTATGGAAATATTGTTTGATTTTATTGAAAGGTATCTTTAATGTTGAATATTTTGATAAATTGTTAAATAATAAGAATTGTGGAATCAAATAATAATTAATGCTATCAAGATTGCTATTATTAATTAAAAACATATATGTTGGATAATTATCATAAATTATTTTAGTTAGAATACTATTTGAGATAATATTAGTCACTTTAGATATATCTGTTTTAGTTAATTGAAAATATGGTATAGTGATCTTAACTGTCATATCACCTAATAAATGTATATTCCTGTCAACATTATATACATAGTTGTCATCCCAATTTAATTTAATAGCCTCTAATGATAAATCATTTCTATAAAATAATGGGGTATTTTTATACACGTATTTAAAATATGTAATTTCTGGATTTAATGTTAATATGTTATCTTCTTCACCTTTGGCTATTAATTGGATCAATCCTGTTGTCATATTAGAAGAAAATAGAAATTTTTTCTTTATCATTATAATATGTATTCGTTAAAACTTGTAAGTCTAGAAAATTGTCCATATTCAATTGCTGCAAATGATTTATTAAAAGATAAAAAAATTAATATTAAATTTATAAATGTAACTCAAAATAATAAAGAAACATTTAAAAATGAACAAATAAAAACATTTCCTCAAATTTATTTAATTAAAAATAATAGAATTGGCGATCTTTTAGTTGGAGGTTATTCTGATATTAAGGATATTATAGATTATAATAATAAAGGTGAAGAATTAGATAAACAAGTTAAATATTTTACTGAAAGATATCCAACATGGTCTAGAAAAGCTAAGCTTCGTTTAATTGAACTTTTGAATTAATAATAAATTGACCTTTAGAAAAATTACCTACTTGTTTTGAAGATGCATTAAATATGTTTCCATTTTCTTTATTCTCATAGTAATATGTTTGTTCATTTAATACAACTTTATCTAATAACAATTCATCATCTAATTCAATATTATTAGATTCAACAGATTTTTTTTCTTTTATATTTAGATATTTTTGTCTCAATTCATATTCATCTAAATTTTCTCCTTTTGCAATAGCAGATATTAGTTGATTCGTTTGTTCCAAACAAATTTTTTGGTGTTCTTTTTTTAATTTGGCACAATAAGTTTCCAGTAATTGTAAAAAGGCGGTTGTTTCATCTTTAATTTTCTTAATATGTTTAGGTGTTTTCATTGATATTATTAATACAATTAAGATTGCATTAATAATATATGTATAAATCAATTTTTATTAACTCTCATAAAAACCTTGTTTTTATTAATAATAAAAGCGTTGCTTTTATGACATTTATATTAACTTCGCGGATGCTATGATTTTTTGTTATTAATAACTTTACTATTATATGTTTTAACAGATTTGATTGTTTGATTGGTATAAATTGTTGGTTTCGAACGACTGGTTGTACTTTGACATTTAATTTCTGAACAATTTTTCAGTTTCCCATTAATCCAATAATTAATTAGACTGGGTTCAATAGGACCAGCAGTAAGATTAGTCAAATTATACATATATACTTGTAATACCATATTTTTATTATTTTATAGTAGTTTTATCAATTTTTATTAATTTGTGAGATTAGAAAAATACAAGTATTTTCCTAACTGCTAGGCATGCATCGCTTTTATGACATTTATATTATTATAAAAAAGTATATAAAATACAAGTCCCTATACTGCCTCCAATAATAATTAGATATATTATAAAAGGTGATTCATATAAAGTTCTTAAACATATCCCTAAAGATTTAGACATATCTTCAACATCTTCATCTACACAACTAAAGTACATATTATATTATAACTTTTTTTAGTCTTTTAACCAAAAATAAATAATTGTATCCGGACATTGATTTTATTTATAATAAAGCAATCGAGATTGCATAAAGTATTACTTTTTCTATCTCAAAATAAAAATTGATTATATAGACTTAAATACAATATAGTCTAATATTATAAAATATGTTCCTAGTTGACAAATATTATCAGGATTCTAATACAATTGCATGTCATCAGAATATTTTAGATAAATTATTAAAATCATTTGACACCCATAATGAGATTTATGAAAACATAGATACAATTGTAAAAAAACCAAAAAAAGAGTTTTATAATATAATTGATAATATGGAAAATGGTTCATGGCAATATGCAAATTTTCAACATATTTTAGTTTATGGACCACATGGATGTGGTAAAGAATATATTGTTAGAAAGTTATTAGAAAAAATTTATGGGAAAAAAGCGGTTGAATTACAAGAAGTTGAATATACTATTAGTGGGTATAGTAATACTAAAACAAAAGTGATGATTAAACAAAGTAAATATCATATTATGATTGAACCTAATAATAATGGTTTTGATAAATATTTGATTCAAGAAATAATTCAAAATTATGCTAAAACAGAAATATTAGCTATATTACGATATAAAAAATTATTTAAAATAGTTGTTATCGATAAAATCGATGATTTATCTTATTATGCTCAGGCATCACTAAGAAGAACTATGGAAAAATATGCCAATACATGTAAATTTATTTTTATTTCTAACCAATTATCAAAAATAATCGAACCATTAAAAAGTAGATGTTTACTAGTTAGAGTCCCTTTACCTACTAATATTCAAATATTAAAAATAATATTATATGTAAGCATGAAAGAAAATATAGATCTATCGCTGCCAGAAATGAAGACAATTATGGAGGATTCTAATAATAATATTAATCACGCTATTTGGTTACTAGAATTCAAAAAATTTAATATTAGCAATGATAAAAAATGGACATATATTATTGATAATATCGTTAACTTGGTTGTAGATAAATCCAATTACAACACACTAAAAATGTATTCTTTAATTAAAAAAGTTCGTGAACTATTTTATATTCTGTTCATTACAAATATTGAATTTACTATTATTATTAGAAAAATAATGATCAAATTATTAGAAAAAGATTTTGATCTAGAAATAAAATCTAATATTGTTGAAATAACTTCAATCTTTGAACTACGAATATCACAAGGTACTAGATATATAATTCATTTGGAAGCATATATTATAAGGATAATATATTTACTATATAAACATTCTGAAAAAAAGAATCATAATGCTCAATTAACCGAGATGAAAGTATTAGAAATTTAATATTAATGTGTTAATAAAAAATTATATAGAATTAAAAATAATATCATGTTTTATATATATGGAAAATAATTTAGACAATAAAATTGCTTTATTATATGAATATAATTATTCTAAAACATTTACAGGTAAATTTAAAATAGATAAAATTAATTTAGATAAGATCCAATTAGATGATATTAAATTTAAATACAATAATAGCCAGTCATATCATGAGATGTTAACTGAATTATTTTTAGGAAATTTTAAATTATTAGAATATAATAAAAACACTAGAACCACGGTTATAAAAAGATATTCTGATACCTTGTCACTTTCCTTATATATAACCCCATATCAAGATGATAAAAATATAAATTCGTTAGGTGAACCAAATAATACAGATTCTCTATTCTCCTATCTACTGAGTCAGTTGGTATTAAATAAAAAAACAAAACATATCCTGTTACCTATTATTAATATAGATGCTGAATTCCAACAAATATCAGATGTACTTAAACCATATAAATCATATGTTGATTATACTACCGGAATAGAAAATAATACTATTTCTAATATATTTTCAATACGTGTCAAAGAACATTTTTTTAAAAGTATGACTTTGGATCAATATCTACATAATAATGAATGTAGTATAAAACCTTTATTATTTCAAGTAATTCATACATTAGCTGTTTTACAAAATGAATATAAAGGTTTTCGACATAATAAACTAAATTTTAATAATATATATGTTTATCTAAAAAAAGACGTAGGAGGTGTAGACACCTATACTTTTAATGAAAAAAAATATTATGTGCCTAGAAATTCTTTTGAAATAAAACTGAGTAATTTTAATCATGCATCAATATCTGGACACTATTCTTCTAATATCAAAGTTCCTTTTTCACATAAAGTTAATCAATATTTTGATTTACATTACTTCTTAAATAGAATGATTCATCATGAACTATATAATGATTATTGTGATAAATCTACCAAAACTTTTCTTGATAGGGTTATTCCTCAAAAATATAGAAATAAAACTAATAACTATTACATGGAACGTAATATACAATTATTTAAACCAAAAGAATTACTAGATGATAAATATTTTGCTGATTATGAAAATAAACCAGAACACATTGATAGTGAAACCATGTCAGAAAATAATTATTATTCGGGTATTAAAGCTGTATTAGATTCTGATAATGAAGCTGTTTTAGGTAAACAATATTCTAAAAAGAAAGGTTCTATGAATGGAACAAGAAAACTTCGTCAAGAAAAAACAGACACCGAACGAATAAATAGAAATATGTTAGAAATGAAAGGTGGTGGTGATTTTTATAAAAAACCATATACCAAAGTTAAAAATAATCCATTTATTTCTAATGATAATAGAAATGTTTATAAAAGAAATCAAGCAGATAAACCTCCACCTAAACCAGAAAAAGAAGTAGAAGTTATTGCTGAACAAAAAATTATCAAAAATCCACATTACAAACCAAGTTTCAAACCAAAACCTAAACCAAGTTGGCATCATGAATATAAACCAATTTCTCAACCTCATAATGTGCCACAAGGTAAAAAATATGTTCCAGGTGATTCTCCTCAAGAACCATCTACTTATAAACCAAAACATAAACCTGATTACAACCCAAAATTCAAACCCAAAGTTATGTCTAAATATGTTGATACAACGGAAAGTGAAGAAAAGACTGAAAGTGTAAATACAACAGAAACAATGACACCAACAAGTGAAACCATGTCACATACTACTGAAGAAAAAAGAGAAATTGAACCATACAAAAAACCTTATCAAAAATCATATGAAAATCCATATCAAAAACCTCACCAAGAACCATATCACAAACCATATAACCAACCTCGCCAAGAATCATATCACAAACCATATAACCAACCTCGCCAAGAACCATATAACCAACCTCGCCAAGAACCATATAACCAACCTCGCCAAGACTCATATCAAAAACCATATAACCAACCTCACCAAGACTCATATCAAAAACCTCAAGAAAATACTCGTAGACATCCTACATATCAACAAAATATTACCGAGTCCCCTCTAATTGCTGAACAAAAAGTATACCAACCACCAGTTCAACCTGGTTCTAATCATACTCATCCAAAATATAATAACCCAGCATTCATTTCTTTAGATAATCCTAGTATGCAACCACCTCCATTTGTATATGACCATAATGATTATCCATGGCCTCATTCTTTCCCACTTAAAAAACTAAATGAAATCCCATTACAACAAGTATATAATATTAATTTAGGTAATCCAACACAAGGTCATAGTGTATTAAATAGTATATATGAAGATGTATTACCCGGTGATCCATTCCAATATACTATGAATAGTGTATATGAAAGACAACAATTAATTAGTTATATTAGAAATTCCATCCTTAAAAAACAAGATGGACAAGAAATGACTCTTCAAGGTGGTGATAATTCTTTAATGTCATATTTACGTATATTAGAATTTAATCCATATTCTGTTAATGGTGGAAATCCATATGCAGATATACCTATTAACTTTTTAATATTCAATGCTGCTTATCCTGTTAGATTCAATGGTTCTAGTATAGATGTCGCTAAAAACTCACTTGGTTTGAATGTTAGAATATATTCATTAAGTGTTGGTGCTGAAAACTATCAATCTATAACATCTAATACGAATGCAACTCCATCTAGACAAATTAGTTGGTATGATTATGATGTATGGAGAGAAATACACTATTATGAATATATCAAAGAAAAGATATTAAAACAAAAAATATCACCTAACTTTATTACTTTATTATTCTATGTCAAAGATACTGTTTCTAAGATTAAATATGAAGAATTAAATAATATTATTAAGAATCATGGGACAATGGGTTTAATAGATTTATATTTAACTAACCAAAAGAAGATTAATACGATTGTTAATCGTACTGCATTAGAAAGTTTATTTGGATGGACAGGTCCTGCGGATGTAGATTTATCAAAATATAGCGGTAATTCATTAATTGCTGTTACAGAAGCACCAACTAATAATATTGTACAATGGGCCACACCAATTTACGAAAATAATGCTGCCCAAAAGAAAATGATATCAACTGGTCATCACACACCTGAAGTATGGCGTTCGGTATTATTCCAAATTGTGTATGCATGTGCAGTTTTACAAAAGCATGATATAACCTTTAGAAAATTTACTCTTGGAAATAATATTTTCATTAAAGATTTATTCTCCGACCCACACAATATAGGTCATTGGTTATATAAAGTTGATGATTTTGAATTCTATGTTCCTAATTATGGTTATCTAGTTTTAATAGACTCTCGGTATGTTGATATCGATCGTTCTGGATATACAATCGATTTAAATGCTATTCAGAGTAATAGCCAAGAATTTAAAATAAAGTCCCCAGGCTTATTTACTTATAACGGCGATATTACAGGCTTTAATACATTTAATGGGAATCTTCAGTATATTATGAATGAATTACAATCTAATACTGATATAAATATACCAGGAGAAATATTAACATTAATAACAAAGATACAAACTATAGCTATAGATTCTATAGAAACATATTTATCTACTTGGTTCCCTGAATTCTTACATAATAGAATTGGAACTCTACTAACTAAATCAGAAAGGGATAATATTAATATAAACATTATGCCTAAATTTAAAAAGGGACAATTGGTTGTATATCAATCTCGATATGAACAATATGAATGGGCTATATATAAAGATGATGCAGCTAATAAAAAGAGAAATATTATTACTAAAGACGGAATGGTAAATGAAGTATTTAACCATAGTTTAATTCAATATCCTGAAAATGAACCAGTTTCTCAAGATGCAGAAAGAAATTACAAACTAAATGCAGATTCATTAATAGAAACATATCAATTCCAATAGAATCATTTTAAAAATAAATATATTAAATTATAATCTATCATATAATATATATGAAAGATTATAATACTTATTATAAAACAGCAAGCGGTAAAGAAAAAGAATTTGTTGGAAATATAACACATATCCAACCCAATGATATATCTTTATTGTTTTTTAAAGATGATAATATAGCAAAATTAAATACTGAACTAATTGACCAAATCAAGAATCAAACTTTTGAAAGATATGGGCAAAAAATGGCTATTATGCCACAACAGAAACATATTATGCTTGTTATTATGAGATATGTTTACTTTAAAAATATTAAGAATACAGGTACTGTAGATGATCAAATTGATATGTTAAATAATAAAACAATAGACTTGTTAGTTCCAGGTGTGCTACAAGCACTAGTTAGTTATATTAAATATATTAATGATTATAATACGGTTAAAGTATCAAATCCATTAGAATTACCATCTAATACTAAAAGTAGAAAATAATGTAATTGTCACATATAAATATTTATTTTAAGTTAAAGTAAATATTTATTAAATTGTTACTGATATTATTTAAAACTATGCGATAGTCACATCAGTATCAGTATCAGAGTCAGCTGTGTAAACAGCAATTAAACCGTGGGTGTTTATTTTATCTTCATCTGCTTGGGTCGCATTTTGTATGGGTTGGTTTACAGCAGGGTTTTGAACAGGTCCAAGTGGAGCATACATGCGCTTAGTCGAGGCAGGATCATTGTCAATTACTACAGTATTAGAACCAATAACTAGGTCAGTTGGTTGTGCTCCTTGTGTAAGAGCGACAGATTTTGTATCTGCAACTACAACACTTCTAAGCGTAAAGTCTATTCCTTGAATTGTAACAGTAGGGTTGATTGTCATGGCGGAAGTGTTGATACGAGAGAATCCACTTACGCCAACAGGGAAGTTTTTCATTGTCATGGGTTTGAAAAAGTCTAAGCTGATATGTGTTGAACGTCTGTCAATGTATACAATAAGAACACCACGTGAATATAATACTTTAGATGCACGGCTTACAATAGCATTACCTTCAATAAATTGCATCGACATAGGTTGAGTTACATGATCTACAACACTATTTAGTCCTTGTCTTTGGTAAACATTATTTACTAATCTAATAGTTACCATTGGAACACGAGTTACAGTTGGGTTAATAGATTGAGCATAAGGATTGTGTCCAATACCCATGTTAGGAACTA